CTTTTAGGCTCTGCGCTGTCTGCTACTATTTCCTTGCTTTGTGTCACTCCTAACCTTAAAAGACGCTTAGAAATGTCCTGATTAGTCATTCCCCTTTCATAGCATAACTCATCTAGCCATATTTGGCCATCTGCAAACACTACCCTTATAATTGTTGTAGGGTCGTTAGTGAATCCAAAATCAATACCGTATACTTCCCATTGATACTCGGTAGGCATCTTCTTACACTCTGCCCAATTAGTGAACACAACACCCTCACGTCTTGACCGCTTACCTAGTCCGTAAACTTCCCACTTGAACTCATCTGCTGTGCCTGCTGCTATATTCTTATCCGTAGGCTCATAACTTAGTATCTTCTTCTTAACCTCTTCTGGTGCAAACTCATTATCAAACACTGTACTATGAATATACACCACGTCATCACGCTTTAATACGTTATCGTATATCCAATGTTCATCTGTTGACGGGTTGTAATCCATTATCCACTTACCCTTACATCTTTGCTCTAATTGGTCGAAATCATCCTTAGTGGCTTCTATTGCTTCGTTAATCCAGAATATATCAGTCTCTACACCATGTATCTTTTGTGGGGTGTCTAGTCCTCCAAATGTTAACTCGTTATTATTCCATTCGTATCTAAATGGATTCTTTGTAAAGTGAATAGGCAGACCTATTGATTGTATTACATTCTGCATAGTGGCCAGTACTGACATCCTAATCCATGTGTACTTCTGCCTTGCAACCATCATAGTTAAACCCTCGTTTTGGTATCCGTATAGTACTAAAGCTTGAGCAATACTCCACGACTTGCTCGAGCGGGATCCGCCCTCCAATACAATACCACGTACTTTAGGGTCGTTTAAGGCCGCCCATAGTTTCTGAAATACATCAGTAGTATGTACTTTATGCTTTGCCAAATTTTATTATGTGTTCTACTATACCTTTAGAGTAGCGCTTTAATAAATCATCATCACTTACAACCGCCGCAAACTTATTTTTTTTCAATTTTTCTAAGCTCATAAATGCCGTTGTTTATTTTCTCCGATTTAACATCTATAAAGTTTGGGTATTCGCTGAATTTGTGTTTTATCTTTAAACCCAATGCGTCTGCAATTTCTTTTTGTACCTTATCTGGATGGTGGGTTAACTCTTCAAAATGTACAATATGTGTAATGTGTTTTTTGTATCTAACCATTTGATTTTCTACATCGTCATACCTTTGCTCTGGGACATAACCATTATCGGACTTTAATACATCCTCTTTGTTTCTATGAATATGAAGTATCTTAACTTCGTTTTCAGTTATTAGATTAATTGCTTCGTCTATGAAATCCTCATCCACCCCAATACTGAATATCTGTTTTGCGTTTCTTTTTGCCACATCGTATTCACTCTCTAAAAACCTTTTTAAAGACATTTCATCAACTGCTACATTCAGACCCTCAAAAGCATTCATTAAACGTCTTAGAAGCGTTGTTCCAGTTTTTGCACAACCCGTTATATAGATTCTCATTTCTTCTTTATTACCTATTGACACGTATAAGTTTCTAATTCTTTAATCTTTTTAGGTGGCGCAACATAGAAGTTATTAGTCTTAGCGTATTTAAGGAGCTCCTTTTTCTCTACCTCTGTGTTATGTCTTAGCCACTTGTCTTTAAACTTCCTATACTCTGTGCTATTGTCCTTCCAGCTTGAGGTTAAATGTATGCTTTTTAGCATTTCAATTGGTGGTAGGTAGTAGGACTTATATCCACTAGCGTTTATTCTAAAGTTCCAATCACTATCCCAACGTCCATACATCTTGTACTCCTCATTGATAAAACCTACTTTGTCTAGTAGTTTAGTTGAGAAGAACCAACACCCATACACGTTATCCGAATGCTGCAAAGGTACTTGTTCAATCATCTCTAAGTTACGCTCTTGTCTATACCCCCAGTCATAACCCAGGAACCCTTTTAACTTACATCTAGTGTATATATTTTCAGATAGTGCTAGCCAGTTATTAGGTAGTACAATATCAGGTGCAATCATAGCAACATAGTCATACCCTTGTTCTTTTACCCTTAATAGCATTTGATTATAAGCTACTGGGTTGCCTACGTTCTCAGCTGAGTAGTGCAGGAACTTTGGCTTAAAAGATTTAACAAGGTCTTTTATACGATCATTCTTACTACCGTTATCCCATATAAACAAATCGTAATCTTTACCCGCATTGCTTAGAGTAACACCTAGACCCATCTTGGCCTTGTGGTATTCGTTCATGGTGTTACATATTACTGCTATCTTGGACATCCTAAATCTTTATATAATGACCTTGTACTGTCTATTCTAATGCCTAACATCCTACTCCAATTTAATGCAGCAGACTTGCTTTTAAAGGTCGGTTTGTTTGCCGTATATCTAGCATAATTACTTAGTTTCTTAGGCAAATGCCCTATAATTTCACTTTTAATCATATTAATTCAAGTATATTTTATTTATGTCAAACATAACTACATTTCCTTTAATAAACAACTGAACACCCTCTATACTGTGACTTACATTGTAAGATAAGATAGGTAAGTATTCTACTGCTATTCCCCATTCCCACATAGAGACTTGTAAAACTCTTCCCTTACTTTCGCTTCTTTCAATATATCGTAGTTATCTAATACGTCTTTATTTAATCTATTTGCTAATGTCGCTACTAAGTCTCTATCTTCACTTAATCTCTTTACTGCTTCATACCATCCCTTACCTCCATCACACAGTATACTGTTATCTTCATTACATACATTCGTAAAAGGCTCTTGATTACTTGCTACTAAAGCACACATCATAAACCCAGCTTCTAAGGCTTTTAATTCACTCTTACTTTGTGTAAACTCATCTTTGTATAATGGTGCCAGACAAACATCTATATGGTTATACATCTGACCGTAGCAATTAACGTCTAAAGCTGGTATTACATCAAAGATATTACTAGCACCAGCGCATGACATAAAACTCGCTATCTTGTTGTTCTCTTCACCAGGTGCCCATCCACCGTAGTACAGTTCCACGTTTGGTAACTCCCCTATCTTGCAAAGCTCATCCGCTATCATCTCCATATCCTTAACATGGTCCTTTGCGCCTATAAATCCTACTCTTAGTTTATCACTCTTAGTCTTGTGCTTCATCCATTGAACGCTGTTGTAGTCTACGCAGTTCTTAACTACTTGGACATTCTTATTGTAAGGCTTTATAGACTTCTCTAGGTAAGGCGTTGAAACTGTTATCGCATCGGCTGCTTTTGCTGCTTTAATTTGTCTTAGTCTAAATCCCTCCTTTTCAAACTCTTTATACAGTCCATGATATTTAGGCAATCTCCATGCATCGTCATAATCCATTACGAGCTTTACACCAGACTTCTTAATGGCTTCTAGTATATCCTTAGTGTTATCCTTGTCCTTTGTCTTAGATAGCATCCTAGAGAATACTACTATATCGTACTCGCTTAACTCTTCATGAATATTACTAGGTGCATTGTCTAATGTAGGTGTAAAGTTAACCTCAAACTCTTCCTCATTCAAATACTGGTGTGGTGTAAGTCTATACATATCTACACCGCTATACTGTGGGTTTATAACTAATACTTTAATCATCCTTAATATCTCCCTTACCGTTTATAATTTCTATCTGTATCTTCTCTTGTGGCTTGTCGTCATCTTTATCAAAACCTAATATCTTAATTAGTGTCTCAATCGCTTTTAACTTGTCGCTGTTCTTTGTTAGTTGAGCCATTCTATATAACCTCCTGCTATCGTCTTTACTTGCCTCTTTTATCTTGGCTAATTCAAACGTACAGTCTGCATCATTTATGACCTCCAAAAGCATCTGTATAACCCTATCCTTGTTTATGTCGTGTTTCTCTTTCAATCTTTCTCTTAGTTCTTCTACCCTTTTTGCTATGTAACTATTTTGTAACAACTCGTAAGCCCTAGTTGATGACTGGGAGGGATCTAAATTAGGTTTGTCATAAGCCCTCCTATATGCCTCTGATGCGCTGCCTAATTCAACATAAAGCTGTGCAAACTTCTCTTGCTTTATTGTTAACTCACTTGCCATTGTCAAGATCTCTTATTAATCTAACGTATTTAGGTATTACCGTATTTAGTAAGCAACTACCACAACCTCCTACGTGTTCTCCTGTCTCTCTTACATAAGCCTTTCTTAGTTCCTGGTTTATGTTTCCTTTTGATGCTGTGTTATTAGCATGACATTGAAGTATGTAGTCTCTATGTTTAATTGCTAGTTCTTTCATTATCCGAATAATGTTACAAATATATAGATTACTAAACCTAAACTAATAAGGCTAGTTACTAACTGTACCTTTGTCATTTTATCTTCTTGATTATCCATCACGTTATATATTTAATAGTTAATTTCGTTACTAATATACTGATAAACATACTTAAAAGCAAATAGTTACTATCATAATTTAAACAAAGTGCAAGCCAAAAAGGAACGCAATGGTTACAATCTAATTTACCCGCTACAAACATTAAAGGCTTTATTCGCTTATCGCTTATCCTTATCTTGTCTGCATAGAAATAGGCCAAACTACTCAGGGGAGTCAGTAGCCATAGATAACTTATTATAGCTGGACTTAACAGCATCTCTAAATCTTTTAACATATCTGTAACAAGTTTGATGATTAATTCCTAGTTCTTCTTCCATCTTTCTAAATGATCCAACGTCTAACCATATTCTAGTCATGCGTTCATATAGCATCTCCTCACTTTTCTTAGCATTAGCATAAGACTTATGAAAGATGTCCATTAGTTCATTATATAGCTCTATCTGTTGCTTAGACCTATCGTCTGTGTTTATGTCTATGTATCTATCTACGTCTAACTGTTGACGCTTTCTAAACTTTACATAGAATGCTGATGTATTACTGCACCACATATTCTTTAAGATGCGATACGAGTATAACTCTAAAAGGTTCTTATTGATTAGGTCGTCTATGTTCTTTGGTGAAGTCTCAAGTAGTGCTAGTGCAAATTCTTGATAGAGGTCGTCAGCAAAGTGAAGTTCATCTTTGCAGAACTTATAACACATTAAACGCCATTTATTGTCGTTTAGAATATCTAAAACCTCTTGTCGTATCTCCATGTTCGTTTACATAGACGTTGCTAATATACAAAAAGTTTCTTATATAATAAAAAACCCCCACAAAATTAATTGCAGGGGCTTCCTAGATAAATAATAAAACTAATTAAGAAATGAATACTTGAGAACTCATTGCTAAGCTGCTAATATACTACTTTATTTTTAATAAACAAAAAAGCCAAGCACATGATGAACACGACCTGACTTTTAAGTAATGGTAAAAACCACTAAAGACAATTCAAATATAATACTTATTTAATTAACCAGAAAGTTTTATTTAAAAATTGGTAATCGCCATTCATAAGGTAAAGGCATACACATATAATGCTCTTCTGTTTGGTAGTTATCCCACTTATGTGTTACTGCGTTAGGGTCGTAGGGATTTGCTTTTAAATTAACTACGTGGTTCTCTATCGCTAAAGATGATAAATACCTTACACGTCTATCGTTATAGCCTAGATACTCAGATATTCTATTGCAACTCCAATCGTTTTGCATTAAGTATAAGACTATCTTTTGTAGTGTCTTGTTCTTACCATCTCCACGTCTTAAGCTCTTCTCTCTTTCTTCTGTTGTTTTCATGCTCCTAAATCAAATATGGTTATATTTTCCCCTTCTTGGATATGCGATAAATCCACTATTTCCTCTGCTGCTTTACGCTTTGCCTTTATAGATTTAAACTTCTCGTAGGCTTCTGATTTAGGTTGTGTTTGTCCTAGCCCCTTGCAATAATAATCATTCCTTAGTATACATCTTGCCATGCGTTTCCAGCTCGGAGCCCAGCACTTAACTTCTAGATCGTGTGGAGCTTGGTCTGGTATTGAATCGTAACCCCGTTTCTTCCATCCTACTATAAACTTTTTAAACCTCTCTTTGTAGTGGTCTTGCATTGTTTTAGGTAGTGACTTTAAAAGGTAGTTGGTGTATGATTCCCATGTATGACCGTCTGGCTTAGTTACGTCGTTGTACCCGTTTATGTTTCCTCTCTCTTGTATGTATAAAGCCCCGCTATTGACACCGCTTACTCTATTTAAAAGTCTATACCACGTGTCCGATTCTAGTATGTGGTAAAGCCATAGCCCCTTCTTTTGATCATCCCCGTAAGGCTGGCAAAGTCTTTGGTTTGATAATTTCACCCCCGCCATTGTCATCATGTCGTAAATCTTATTATGGCAGTACTCTTTAAACTTAGCGTGGAACACCCATATATCTTCTGTCCTCCAGTCATAAATAGGGTAAACATTATAAAGGTTTTTAGCTACTTTTGTTGTCCACTTATAGTTGTTGTGCATTAAGCCTTTCTTTGTGGCTGTAATCGCTCTATATCTATGTAAGCTTTCGTCTGCTCTAATACCAATAAATCCAGCAGTTAATTCGCCTTGAGAGTACCACTCACCAAACAACACCATAAACTCTTCAAACTCCATCTTAGGAATGTAGAAATCATATTGTGATAAATCACTCGCTTCTTCTGGTTTATCCCTCACCCATATATCTTTATTATCTTCATCCCAGCAAACCCATTTAGGCTGGAAGTCGCTTACTGCGTTTCTCAAAAGAAGCTCACCACAAAACCAATGCAGCTCTATGTGGTCTTTATACTTCTCTACCATTTCTCTTATGTGTTCAATAGTGTGGGCGTATTGCGCCTCTAAGTCTATGATTAATAAAGCGACCTTTTTACCTCGCTTCATCGCTTCATCTAAAACCAAGTGTGTCATTACTGTGCTATCCTTACCGCCACTAAAACTAATGTAGTACCTATCGAACTCGTCAAATACTTTCGCTATTCTCTCTTTTGACGCTTTGAGTACATTCTTTTTTAAATAAACCTTTGTCGCCATCTTAGTATAGTTCTGTTTGTCTGTTAGTATCTATCGCTACGTCTTTCTCTACTGGCTCAAGTCCGTTTCTTTTAAGCCATATATTTAAATAATCAAGTGCTAAGTCGTTTGCTTCATCTTGCTTGTTCTCTGGTAAGTCAAACCAAGCATTGGAATATCTTGAGGGTACGTTATGTAAAGCACAAACGGACGCTTGACCTAACCACGCTATTCTATTCATTGACTTGTTGGTTAAATAATGCTCGCAACTATACTTCCATTCGTTGATCACTATTTCAAGACCTTTTTTAAACTCTTTAATATCTCCCAGCACTTCTATGTATTTATCTTTACATTCTTCGTGTGATAGGGTGGGGTGTGTTGATTTATAGAACCCCGCTTTGTGGCACTCCCACTTGTCGTAAGTGTGGAATATTCTTGTTTCATCGCTTTCGTTTGGTATCTTATACAAATCCATAACGTCCTCAACATTGTCGTCTAATACCTCATAAGACTCGTCTACAACGTCAGAAGATTCCCAAGCGTTTGAGAAGTCACTATCATTAAATAAATGTTCCAGTCCAGACACTTGGCAAAGCCTTAACACTTCTTCCTCGTCCATACCTAATTGTTTAGATATTCTTTTGTTGCTCCAATTTCTGTTTTTAAGCTCAATTACTATCTCACTCATTGCGTTAACTTGGTGCTTACCTCTTGCTCGGTTGTGCCTGATCGTTGACGCTATACGATCGTTCTTCCCGCTTTGTTCTTTGCGTATGTCTACTACTGGCAAGTACCCCTTAACCCTTTGGCTTACTATTTTAGATTCTTTACCAACTCTATTACGGTGGAAGCCGTCAATAACTTCCGTCTTTTGCTTGTCGTCATTATGCCATGTTACAATAGGCTGTGTGTAACCGTCATTGATTATTGAGACTTCTAGTAGTTCCATTTCTGGGGGCGCTACTTTATTGGGGTTGTAGTCGTTTGCTACTACATTATCATTTTTAACCCACTTTACAAAGTCTACTGGTTCGTTTTTGAATGGAGAAAACTCGTGTATGTATTCTCTGATTTCGTTAATAAAGTCTACCTTTTCAGATAGGTTTTTATTTAACATTGCCGATTTGATTAGCTCTTTAATTGTGTTCATTATCTATCATTTTTATTAATTATCTACTATGCAAATCTATATAAAAAATAATTATTTTGAAAATTATTTTCAAAAATTATTTATTTACTCTGATTTATCGTACAATTTCTTATAGAATGATATATCCTGCTCCATGCTTTTGAGTACACCGTTAGCAGATTCTTGTACGCTCTTACCACCCCTATAATTACCCTCATGTTGGGCTTCCTTTGTTCGGTAATCTTTAGCGTCTACAGTTGCCTTTGCTTCACTCATTCCTAATGTGTCTTTATTAGTTAAGTGTTCAATCTTAAAACGTGCTGTCTCTACCCTGCGATTAGCGTAGGCATGGTTATAGTTAATTGCTGCTTCTCTTACCTTTTTACTTAGTTCGTAGATTAGACACGCTAATTCACGCCTTAAATCTATTAGGGTTACTAGTTTAGTTTCATCCCATTGATTAGATTTATACTCGTTTATGATCTCGCTCATTCTATCCATGTTCTTTTAGCTTCTTTAGTTTAACGCTTTATAACAGTTAATAAACATCATTAAAAACGCTGTTTATTTTGGTGTTACCCAACATTTAAGTCAGGCAACTTTGCTTGTATGTGAAATTTAGGACTTATCTGCTTGCCTCGTTGCTCAAGCCAACTATAAGAATCAAATCCTATTTGTTGCCTTACCAATCGGATACCTCGCCAAGTCAATTTTTCTTTGGTTATTTCGCCTTTAATCGGTGGTTCTGCCGTAGTTCGTAAAGCAGTTGTAAATAGTTTCTCTTCTTGCTTTTGCATTTCAGCAATCAAACGTTGGGTAACACTGGCTATATTTAATGCCAAGTCCTCGTCAACTTGAAAGTTAGGGTGTTCAATTTTCTTTAGTTCATATTTCATAATTATCGTTTTTTAAGTTGGCACTACACATAACCAAACCGTTATAAATCATTTCTTTAGTTGTTTTAGTTTATCCTTGTAAATTACTTATTGAGAATCTTATGTACTCCTCACCCTTTTTTACTATTCTCTTTGATGCTTCCATGTGGAATATGTGTTTATCATCAATGCCGTATTTCTTTTGTAGAATGTCTTGAAGTGGTTTAATAGGATTGTCCAAGTCTGATAAAGGCGACGAGAACCCGAACTCATAACAAACAGAATAAGGTGGCTCTGGTACTTCAATTTTAGGCAATATAAGCAAGACCTCTTGTTCATACGCTTTGTACTCTTTTGTTTTAAACCTTCTGCCTTGCCAAACCTTGTTGACGCTTAACGGTTTTATTTTGATATTAACCATCTTTTCTCGTAGCTTTCTTGTGAGTTATCATGTATGTATCTGTGGCATGGTGAGCATACAGTCATAAAATAGTCTGTGTCATTTAGTCGCTCATTAAATCTACCCCGCTTGTGGTGTATCTCATTACCCCAACTTCCGCACCTCTCACAAATATAGTTATCTTCCAGCCAATTCTCTCTGACCTTCTTATATTCTTTTAATTGTTGAGCTCTTTTTTTGCTTACTTTTCTCATTGTTCTTACACTTAGGCATTTAGTCACCTATCACTAATTTTTCATTGTGCCTTGCTAGTTCAAATATCTCGCTAAGCATATAATTATAGTCCTCATCTTCAAACTCATCCTCAGTTATAAATGTATTAAAATCGTTTTCACCCATCCAAGGCTCTTTTTTAAAAGGATAATAAAGCATGCCTAATGCCATTTCAAATCTCATCAAACTTCCATTGCAAGTAAATTCTTCAAAATCGCTATTATCTAGCCATTGGTTAGTTCTATTAACTAATTCATATAGTATTTCTTCTTTTCTATTTTTATCCATAATCTATCGTTTTTAAAAAGGGAGTTGATCATCCTCAATAATGTCATAATCTCCGTTATCTATTTTCTTTTGGTGTATTATTTCTTTTGCGCTTATTTCAAAATCTAAGTTAGGTTGGATTGTGTCGCCTATATCTTCTAAAGTTAAATCAATCTCATGTCTAGGACAATCGTGGCCGTAATATCTGCTATTGTCAACGTCATAGTTAAATGCAGACTCTGCGCCTATGTTGCCTTGAAATTGGAATTTAGTTTTCAAGTTAATAAATTTTGTGTAACCATTATTGTTTTCATCCTCAAAATATCTATGGATTGCAAAACCGTTATGAGTTTGATTTCTAAAATCGGCACTCCCCGACACATCGTAAAGGCTCGGAGTATTATACACCCCTGCATCGTCTTTCTTCATCTTGGTAGGGTGAGCAATTAAGAAAACTACTACATTATTGACTTGAGCAAAGGACGTTAATTTAGTTAGTACTTCGTTAATAGCGTCTATCTTATTAACGCCTCTCGGTAGTAGTACTTTGTTGAAAGCATCAATCAAAAATATATCCACACCAAAGGCAAACATTTGTTCCTTAAATTTGTCTAGCAACCAATCCCATGTTGGTACTTCTCCTTTTTCTGGTAGCGTAGTGTAGATCCGTTCATTTGCCCATCTTACATAACGGTTAATGTCTGCTTCATTTATTCGTGGTTTACCGCCTCTATCACTCCAAAAGTTTCTGCCTATTGCCTTTTGTATTAAAGTTGTTTGGTGTAATGACATAGGGCTATGCTCTGGTGTGAACATTGACATCTTCATGTTGTAATCTTTTACCAGGTTTAAAGCATACCACTCCGTAAAATTCGATTTACCATGTGAGGGTATACCCGTACCTATTGTTAATTGGCCCCTCATTACGCTGTACATTTCATTAAACTTAGCAAAGGTAGGGTGCTTTGGTTTAATTGTCTCGGGTAGTCCATTGTGATAAAGGTCGAATATATCGCTTTCTATGTCTTTTATTTGCCATGTTCCAGATACTGGAAAGCGTTTCCTATTCTTAATTTCGTTCTCAATCTCACCGCTAATCAACGCACCGTTAGCATCTTTGTTTGTCCATTCTATAAACTCGCATCTGTAACGTCCTAAACGCTGTGCTATGCGTTCCTTTAGTTCGTTTCCTTTAGTGTCGTTGTCAACTGCTATGATAAACTTCTCTATGTCTTTTAAATAGATGTCAGAGTTCTTCCAGTAGTCGTCATTATCATTCGCCCCATTAGGTACGCTTATTACGTTTTTGATCCCGTAAGAATGTAAAGCAAGTACGTCAAATTCACCCTCAACTATGTAGCATTCTGTTTCACCTATAATTGAATTAATATTGTAAAAGATAGGTTTACCGCCTGTGGATTGAGTAAAGCACTTGTCTGCTGTGCGGTACTTCTTATTTACTAACTTATCACCCTCAAAGTAATTAAACACTATGTTATTAACTTCCTTTTGTTTCTTAGGTTGGTAGTACTTCTCTTCTGTTATCCCTAAATCTTTTAAGGCAAACTGTTTAATTCTACGTTCATCTTCTACCCACTTAACTAGATTCTCGGATAGGTTGGTGTAGTTTGTCCATGTTTGTGGTGGCAGGGTGTATTCTTTTACTTCGTCTATCTTGCTCTCCGAATCTCTAAATGATAAGCTCTCACAATGAAAGCACTTTGCTACACCACTTGTAAAGTTAACATAAAGGCATGGGTCTTTTTTGTTCTTACGTGTGTGAGAACATTCGGGGCACGTTGTTTTCATCGTACCGCTATGACGATTCTTAGTTTCTATTTTATCCCAATCAAATATTTTAACCATCTTAAATACATTTTAGTCTGCCATCAGAAAAGTGCGTCTTTGGGTTGTATAGTTCGCCCTTACTATTTCTTTTTAAACCGTTGTCAGTTTGTTCAGTTTTGCACTTATCCCAAAACAGACCTTGATAACCATTATCAATACTGTAATCAATAACCGTCTTTATCTGCTCAAAGGTATGCAAGTTAAACTTTTCTATTAACCTGTCTAAAGTTTGTTGGTTAGTTATACCCTTCTTAATTGATTTACGGTAATCTAACCAAGTTAAAAATAGTTCCCTCTTCTTCTCTTCTTTTATTTCTTTATATTCTTTATATTCTTTAGTTGGTGTTATCGTCGGGTTATCGTCGGGTTGCTGTCGGGTTATTCTCGGGTTATCGTCGGGTTGCTTAGACTGTAACTCACTCCACTTAACTAACTGTAAATGTAGGCAATGACGTGTTCTAGCTCGGGTTATTTCTCCGCTTGTCTCTAGTTTCTTTAGTGCGGTTTTAACTTGTTGTTTTGTTAAACCTAAAATATCACCTAGATTCTCATAACTTGTAACTAATTCACCTGCTTTAATTACCTTACCTTGCCACCGTTTATCCTCGTAGTTAACACTGACAAGTAGGTGTATCAATAAGCGCAATGCGTTAGCATCCTGATACCACTCCCAATCTAATAAGCTCCTATGTAGTTTAATCCAACCTGACATCCTTAACCTCCTCTATTGCTTCGTTTATTCTTACAACTAATCTTTCAGCCGTTAAAGGGTCAAGACCTATGTAATTAGGGTAATAATTATCATTATGAATGTCTATAAATATTAAACCCTCATTTGTCCATACATCCAAGTCGGTTTCTCCGTCTGTAAATTTTACTCTTGCCATAATTTTAAGCATTAAAAAACCCCTTGACGATTTGTAGGCATCCACTCCAAACAAACCACCAAAGGGTTAAATTAAATTTCATTCTTGATGTCCCGTAGTGGATGGCAAACATCAATACATACACAAAGATAATACTTATTTTTTAATATCAAAATATTTAACTAAATAATTCACCTTGTTTATTATTATTGTGGTTGTAGATACCCCTTGCTATGTCAAATATATGTTTGCCAATATTGTAGTGAACCAGGTTTCTAAGAATCTTTTGCTTAGGCTGTTTACCATTGTAGTCAAAACAACTTAGTTTGTGATATTCTATTAATTCGCTTGGAGTTGCCTTATCCATAGCTATGTCTTTATGTTTTATTTCGGGTATTACAAAATTACTCCAGAATAGATGCCTGCCTATTTTTGTTGCTTGTATTAGTGGCTCATAGTATGGAACTACATTCTCTACTACCCACTTACCTTTAAAATGAGTATTAAGTAATATAATTTCTTGGTATAGTTTCATGTCTGGGTAAACTCTTGCAGCTTTAGTATTCCAAAATCTAGCCCTGCTATGCGTAGGACATGGAGGGCTTGACCATATAAAATCAAACTCTTTGTAGTGGTCTAACAAATATTGGTGTGCATCTGCTACCACTACCTTATCATTAGGAAATCTTTCCTGGTACATTCTAGCAAGTTCGGGGTCTAGTTCTACCGCTGTTACTTCGCAGTTATCCCACAGTAATCTATTACCACCTAGACAAGCGTATAAATTAAGCACTTTCATTCTCTTTAGTTTTAAAGTATTTACTACTTGGTTTAAGCATCTTTCTTGTCTTATAGCCCTTTTTGCTACGTGCAATAAGATAACCACTATCTATAAGTTCCTTAACCCTTCTTAGATTAGACTGGTCAGTGTCTCCAATTATATTAGTTATATAAGACGCAGGCTGATGATAGTAGCCATTTTCGCTTATCTCACAGTAGTTATCTATGATAGTTAGTATAGAGTACTCCTCAATAGATAATAAGCCCTTAAACGGCTTATATTTAGTTAGGTCTATTTTCATTACTTCTTAATTTGTAATTCTTCACCAGTCAAAGCAAAGTATAAATTTTGTAAAGTGTGGACGTGCTCGATGTGTCCAAACTCACTAAACGATATATTGAATGCTTTTAAATATTTATTACCAGCAAACCTACCTTTTAAAACATAAGTAACCATGAAGTTGCCTACTTTGTATACTTTAGATTTTTCAGTTGTATAAGTCTCAAATCCAAATTTTTCTAACCATTCTTCTGTAAGGGGTATAGGTTTGACCATTTCAATTACATAGCCAATCTCACCTACTTCCACTACCTCTCTATCTTGTATGCCACTAACATGGTTAATGCCGTTTGGTGTTCTTAAAAAATTTCCTATTCTTAATTCTTTTGCTTTCATCTAGTAAACCGTTTTTAATTTATCAATGTAATTCGGATCTTCTGCATAACCTATACGCTTTAAAAAACTATGGTAGTCTCCGCCTTTGTAGAATCTCCTTTGCCATACTGCATACTCCTTAACTGAATCTTGCCATGTGTCAAACTTCATGTATCCACCCTTAGAGCTTATAAAGCCAAATAGGTTGTTGTTGTCTAAGCTGCAATTAGTACACTTATACCAGCCAGTTTCAAGTACTGATTGCCTTACTACTATATCTACGTGTTTAACTCCATACGCTTCTAGTAGTGCTTTTACTTGTGTGGTGTCTTGGGCTTGTGCCTTACCTATCAACATTAAAGTTATAAGTATAATAGGAAGCAAGTACCATTTATCTGTTATTGTTTTCATCTTGTTTAATTTTTTTTATATATTCTTTAATAAGGCATCCGCTTATTTAATCCATACGCAAACAGTTATACATCATTCTTCTTATCGTGTTTTTCTATTAACTCTCTAAATTTAGCGTAGGTCTTTCTGCTTCTAACTTCCCCCATATCTACTCGCCTACAAAACCATTTTAAAGCATCCAACAATTCGCTATTGTCTGACTGTTTAAGGGCTTTTGTTAGTTTGTATTCAAGCCATTCAATTTTGTATTCAAGCCATTCAATATAATACCATTCAATGATATTACTTGGATTAATACCACCCTTCTCTAAGCAATACTGTTCTCTTAGTTTATTATTCATTTTTTAAAGTGTTTAATTACCATTCTCCCTTATAATGTAGATATACTATGTCTTTACCTTCTAGTTTATTTAGATACTCGATTGCCTTAGGTAGTCTTATACACTTATCATTGTACTCCCATACATAACCACGACCATATCTATCTGCTTTAAAAAGGTCTACGTGTTTAGCACATCGTTTAACCCAGTCTTTAATTGAGTCAACACCTACTAACTTAGCAAACTCCCCCACCTCTACCGTAGTAGGGTTAGGGTGAGTGCCGTAGTCTCTATGCGCTTGTTCTATTGTTCCACAAGTATTCATTATCCTAGTCCGTTATCTTTTGCTTTCTGTTCTAACACTACTAACTTATCTAAAATTAACTCTGCTAGTGCAGTAGTTTTATCTAGTCTTTGTGAAGTTGTATTAACATCTTCTCCATATCCATTCGATATAAGCATTAAATTAGCCTCTCTAAATGCATATTGTGCGATTATGGATGATTGGTTACGCTGATAAGATTTAGAGCCGTTAGAAGGGCTGAAATTGCCTTCAGAAGGTTTTGACACTTTCCCCATGTTACCGTAATTGTTTGACTTGGTTATGGTGTACTCCACGTCCTCACCTACTTTAAATGGGTCTTGAGACTTATGGTTAGCCGTTAAGGTAGTACCATCTTCCATTGTGTACTCGAATTTATAGAATCCTTTTGTACCGTTACCTAAGTCCACTCCGTATGAGTTCTCAAACGTACCCGCACCTTGTACGGCTTTTACTTTACTTGTCTTGATTTCTGACATATTGTTTGTTTTTATATTTGATTTTTGTTTATTTAAGTTCTGTTTTTCATCGTAATAAAGTTCATCCAATATTACGTCCATCATCATGTCTGCTATATCCCCCATCTTTATTTGATTTATTGTTTAAACTTTTACTTATTGAAAAGGCCTTAGACTTTCTTGCTCGTCTATCATTATAAGCCTTGGTTTCTTCTATGTTCTCAATGTGCTGGATTAGACATTGCAAGTCCATAAACATATTTTTATTTCTACCCATGAGTTAATGTATTCTTTAGTGGAAATGTCTTAGCGATATAGTCGCACCGTTTCTTCATTTCTGTTAGTTCGTAGTCTAAGGCTTTATAACCTCTAATAAAGTCATCTATTAAATCCGAAATAGATTCTAATGCTTCCATATCGTTGTTTCTTTGCGCTTCATTAAGTGCATTGTCTAGCATCTTATTAGCGTTGTGTATTTCTGTGAATATTCCCATTTCTTTTAGTTTTAATTGGTTATCTGTTAGCAAATCTATAACATAGGTTTTAATAAAACAAGGATTTTGTAAATTATTTTCAAAATATTTTTAATAGACATAATAAAACCCTAGTAAACACTAAGGATTTAAAGGAAATTAAATAAGGATTATTTTATAGAAGCGTTAAGTTTAAACTTAATCCAGTCTTGATGTGTCTTGTTATTAATCTTAAAATACTTATTACACGCTCTATCAGAACAACGCATCCAATGGTGGATAGTTCCTGACGCTGTTGTAACTTGCTTATTGTGGTATACGTGTATGTTTCCACAGTTAGGACAGTTATACTTCTCTAAACCTTTATTGACTGAATGGTTAAATTTAGGCTTAATATACGGCTCTAGTTTTTTATACAACGCTTTAAGGCTTGTTATATCTCCATCACCATAATAGAGTAAATGATCTAACGCCTTTTTGCACTTCTTAAATTGTATGTCATCCCATGTAGATATACCTCCTGCGTCTAGTTTTAAAGGTAGTTTAAAGTATTTACACGCTTCTTTAAGGCTGTATGAATCCATGTACGCTATTTTCTTTAGTTCTAGCATGGTATCTATCTGTACGGGTTTAACGGGTAAATCTACGCCATGATATAAAGCCCTGTTATACACTTTCTTCATGTCAAATCTATTGCCGTTGTGTGCTACTACTTCGTTTGCAGCTTTGAACTGTTTGGATATTTCCTTTAGTACCCTCTTGTCGCATTGTTTATTTAAACCCCAGTCAATATTGTGTACTTCATCCTCACCCTCCCACGACCAATGAAAAGATATAATTTTCTGTGGTTCTATTATCTGTGATGCGTGTACGTATTGTTTGCCTGAACCCCATAACTTAGCGATTGCTTGACTCATTTCTAAGTCGTAGTAAAGTCTTTTTATGGGTGTGCTTTTCACTCTCTAAGTGATTTAATGCCTAGCAATATAAGTAAAATAACTAAACCAACCAAAACTATTATCATATAGGCAGGTGTTTTTACCTTAGTAACAGGTTGGATATACTTATAAGGCACTCGTATTTCCCTTATTATACTATCGCCTTTACACTCACCCTCTATAAATATACTATCCCTATAATAATATTGCTTAATAGTAAGTCTATCATTAACCACAGTAATAGTGTCTCTAAGTAATCTAAGGAAAGTAGTGTCTTTAAAGACTGTGTCTGCTTTAATAGTTTCAATATGTATAGTATCGTGAACACTTAGTGTATCTACTTTAATTAGTTCGGGGTGTTTCTTAACAAGTCTATTTAAGCGTTTCTGAGGACTGCATGACGATAATAATAATATAATGATAATATACCTCATATAACCTTATAAAAGCCTTCTATTTGCCTTAAATTTCTTCTCTTTTTACACACCATGCCTCCGTTAGACTGGTTGCCTTTATTGTCTGGTGAGGTGTTACCCTCAATAGTTACCACTTTATCACCATCCATTCCTAAATAAAATCCTATATGCTCTTCAAAGCCATCATTATTCCAGTCAAAAATAATTACATCTCCAGGCTGCGGTGTGTCGGTGTTTAACCCTCTAGCCCTTAATAGATTCTGTGCAGACGGTACATAAGGTAAAGCCTTAAACAAATCAGTATCTATGTATATACCTGCCCAATGTAATGAATAAGCTACAAACGTACCGCACCACGCATACGGCTTAGAGTTTCTATGGTAAGCATGACTTCTCTCGTAGTACCAATCATTGTATTTAACTCGATTAGATCCACTTGGATATTCGTATTCGCCTATCTGCGTATGTAAGAACTCAATTAAATTCTTCCTTTTAAGTTCCTCAATCTTCATCGTTTAAGCCCTACGTGTTTATCCTTTACAAATAGTAATCCAGTTCCTATACCTGCAATAATAGCCACCTCTGACGCTGCTACATCCGCTTTAAACACCCAAGTTAATACTGCTATAAGTATTATTATTAATCCTATTATAGTGGTAATTAAGCCACTCTTAAAAAGCCTATCAATCATACTCTGTCTTTTAAGATTTCAATGTTAGTATTCAGCTTACTCATTGCTTCTGTGTTCTTTTCTACTACATGGCTAAACTTCTCAACATGACGGTTATTATCTTGCCGCCACTTATCTCTTTCCTCGTTGTGCATCTTCGTTAACTTGAATAAGTAAATTAAAACCACTACAAGAATTGCGCCTACTGCGCCTAACTCTATTAATGTTTGTACTGCTGCGTCCATTTGTTTGCTATGTCTTTCATTTTATACGTAATGATTTCTTACCAATATATAGTCTTGTGAATTTGTTTTTGTTTGCGCTCCGAATATACCGTTGTTAGTTGCCCTATATGCTGCTGTTGTAGTGGCTGCATAAGTTGTGCTTGTCCATAATGTAGACGCAGAACAGAGGAACGGTGTGTAATTAAAAGCAAATGTAAAAGCCTTATTATCTACACTTGTCAGCTCTTGGTCTGATGGTATTCTCCAATCATTATAACCTCCTTGTAAGCTTGCTGCTGCCGCATCAATGGCTTGATTCCATGTTCCTGACGCATGAACTGTGTACCACATAAGCCCCGTTAAATGGTCTATCTTTAACCCGCTACCGTAAACTTGTAAGCCATTCTCATCTGTAAACCTATTCTTGTTGCCGTAAGCGTTATTATTAAGTAAAGTGATAAAAGGCGTTGCATCTGCGTTATCTAATTGAGCGTATGACTCTGGATATGCTGGCGGCGTATAATCATAAGTTCCGTTTGATAAGTGCCAACCATCATCACCCGTTCTATATGAAACGGTTTGCCCATCATTTGAAGGTCTTTTGTATGCTATTCCGCTAGGTGATGGACAAGGCGTGGCGACTACATTCGTAACGGCTGGAACCTGTGTAGTTGTGCCATCTGAATCTGTGAAATCAATGTCAGGCAGTACTAATGTTCCCTCTGCTTTTACAGTTGATGTATAACTTTGGTCGCTGTTTTCAATATCAGCATCGGCAATTCTCCAGTATTGACCTTGTTTAGACCCTACCTGTGTTGCTCCACTTGACTGTCTTACTTGTATATTTTCATTTCCACCGCTTAAAACAGTTGTCATTGCTACTGAATTAAGCTGTATATTTCCATCGGGGGCTGTTATGTCTTCGGACGCTTGCGCTAATATGCTTGTGGTTGATAACGTGCCGCCGTTAGTGTCTTTTAAAACAGCCGTTGAATTAATTATGGTTTGGCTGTCGGGTGCTGTTACTGTATAAAGTAGATTATTGTCTGTGTCGTAGATTTCAACATCCCCACCGCCCGTACATAACCACGTTGTTAAGTCTGTTTGCTGTTGTGCTGTTACAGCGTTCTGAACTCTTGAAGTAGTAAAGTCATAAGATGGTAATACACAATCGTAGTAATCTGCGCCCAAACTATTGATAGTATCAGTACACGTAGGAGAACCACCACAGTTAGTATTAGATGTTATAGGTACTATACATCTACTAAAGTTAAACCCTTGTTTGATTTGTATATTAGCTACTACTCCGCTTATCCTGTCTGCGTAATCTTCGCTTAAAAAACCATAGTTAACTGTTTGGCTAGGTTGGAAAAAAGCGTCTGAACCCTCATTGATAAACTCAAAGCGTTCCATTACAGTTATGAAGTCAGTAGCTATCTGCATACAGTCGCTCTTTACTTCTTGCTCGTTACCTCTATCCTTATCTACTAAGTCTGTAATTATTAACTCAAAATTGTAGTACAAACTTCCACCCGTAGACGTTGCCCCTAATTGATTTAAAAACACTCTAGGATATAACAACCTATCTAAACTATCTTTCTCAAAAGCCTGTGATACATTACCACTATCAAAAGACTTAACTTGATAGTGTTGGTCAGCTATTGCCTGTATTCTGCTTACTATCTGATTTAGACTTACCATACTTCTCTTTGTAGTACTTATCTACTTTCTCTTTAATCTCTTTTTTACCTATGTACTTTTTGCTCATCCTAAATAGATACCGTTTACATGATGCGTTTTATCTGGGTGAATATCTCCATCATCATCATTCTCTGTATACTCTGGAAAGTCATCACACTTTTGACTTAGATAATAGTTTAATCTATACTCCCATGCTGTTGCCTTTGCTTCGTACTTATCGCTTAGTCTTTGTATCTCTTGTAAACTTACTGTCTGGCCTCCTTCATTGCCCTGTTTGATAACACCGTTGTTACGCATTTTAAGCGTTATAAAGTCTGCTACATCAATCATTACCCTAAACAGTAATACATTCACTACATAACTATTTAAAAGCGTCTTATACGGCTCTGGAATAGGTGTGCTAGAACTAACATACGCATCTACGTCGCTTATCAGTTTATTGTATAAATCAGTTCCCAAAATTGGAACTATGTATAACTCTTGTGCATCCCTTATCAAAGGTCTAATAATAGACTCATCTACATTACCATCTAAGGCTGTGCGTTCCTTTACAAAATTCTCTGATATTAAATAAGTAAATGCCATGTCTTATTGTTTCTCTATTAGTTCTTGCCTCCAGACGTGTCTGCAACTTGGTGATATTACACCGTCTCTATTCCAGAAGCCACCACGTCTTAACCATACGTTATGCCCTACTATTGCGCTCATTTGGTCTATATCTTCTTTTGAATATACCCTACCTAAAGATATTAAGCGTCTGCAAAAATCTCTACTTCCTGGTATAATATCTCCACCACTTGCACTTGCCCTCTTTACATATCTATAAACTATTTCAAAGTCTACTGTCGCTGCTTGCTTTTCACCCTCTTCTGTTAATTCTCTAGATGGTTCTTCTGTGTCGCTTGGTATTTCATCAGGTATATCTATCTCCTTTACGTCTATTAATCCCTCGTTTGCTAGTCTATTTAAGCTTTCTGCTACTGTTTTTAAGTCCGTATTTAAAGCCTCTGCTATACTATCTGCTGTAATTGTAGGATTGTTCTTTAAAACGCCTAATACTTGCTTATCAAAATCAGTAACCTCAAAGTTCATTCTAAATGACTCTTCATCTATGTTAACTTCATCACCACTAAACTCTAACTCTTTTGAGTATTTACACTTAATCCCTTTAGCAGGTCTACCCATTTTCTCTAGTAAACTAAATAGTAGTTCTTCTTCCTTGTCATCTTTAGACATTTGGGTAACCGTTTGTGTTACGGTTTCACTTTTAACCTCAAGTCCTGCCTTTTCTGCTAGTTGACTTAAATAATCAGAACCTAGTGCTGTTGCAATTTGAATAACAGCCGTTTCACTAAATTGCTCTGTAATCGGATCAACTCTATCTAAGTAAACCGCATCTGTATTATATAGGTCTGATATAACACCGTTTAAGATTCTTTGACGTGAAGAAACGTAAGTACTTTGGAATACTTCCATCTTCTCTACTATCTCCGTTCTATTCCCGAATGGTTGGTCTGTCTCAACTCCAAAAAGATTTGGCGATACCACACGATGACCTGTAAATATCATGTTTCTAGTCTGGTCTAGAAGTTGCATGAACTGTTTATCAAAGTTGTTAGGCATTAAAGATTCTACCCTTGTCTCACCTTCTCCCTCTTGTTGCCATTGCAATATAACTCCACCGCCTTGTTTAGCGTCTGTACCTTGAAACTTCTTAGCAAAGTCTTTCTCTATTTTTTTAGCTGTTGCGTCACCTGGATATTGACCGCTAAAGATAATCATATTGCCAGCTTGAAATCCGTTGTGCAAGTTGTTTAAGTGGTAGTCTGCAATTCTATAATCTATCTCAATATAAGGAACTGCACCCACGTACTCTGGTAATGTGTAGTGTTCTTTACCTGCTCTGTGCTGAACATGATAGTATAATTGACTACCTTTTTTAGTTTCAGGATTATACTTAGCGAATGTTTTAAACCCTGCTTCTATATCCTTGTCTGTGCCTTTGTAGTGCTTTGTCCAGTCAGGTGAATAAGCAAACTCCTCACCGTCTTTAGATACTCTAATCTTACTAGCATCTACATGGTATAAATCAAACTTGCCGTTAGGCTTCCATATAACCTCTAACGCTATGATATTAAATAACTCAAAGTCTAACGCTGCTTTCAACATGATACTTTCTAAGCCCTCATCTGGATTAGCCTTTTTTATCATGCCTTGTATTTCGGCTACGGCTTGGACATTCTTTACTTTAGCGTCATCTACTCTTAGCCCCTCTCCTGCGATATAATGAACCTTACCAGTAATTATACTGTTGTGAGTAGCTGAACGGTCATATAGCTCAATTAAACGCTGCGGATACATATTGTCATGTCCAAACTGAACCCAGTCGCTGTTCTTTAATTCCTTGAAATCTGGAATATCACAAGCTTTTAGCTGTATGAATATCGGCTTATTTTGATTTTCTTCACTCATTATTCAGGTGTATATTGAATATCTATATTATTCTCTAAGGCTGTATAATCTACATCACTTGATGCAGTTGGATCTACAACTAAAACTCTACCAGTTTCTACTATTTCATCTGCAAGGCTTGGGTCTGTGTTAACTGCACTTGTTTGTGCATATATGATATATGTCCATTGTCCCGCATCGTTTAACTCTACATCTGTACCCTCGACTATTGTAAAAAGATTGTATCTACTAGTAGCGCATGAGGTGTCAGTAGATAAGAAGTTCTTAACTAGATTAGTCTGCACGTTCTTAAAAGAGAACAAGTAATAAGGGTTACTTATTGTTGTCTTCTCCGTTAGTGTCAACGCTACCTTGTTGCTCTGTGTCTGGTAAATTAGTATCACTCTTTTTTTTACGTCTTTTTGTTTTAGGGAATGTCATTTTTTTAGGCTCTGACTTAAATATATGGTCTAAGCCATACGCTCGATAAGCTGCGTACATTTCGGGCTTATCTTCTATCGTAACAGTCTGTGTAATTCCCTTTTTACGAATAGTAATAGTCGCCCCTATCCACTTTTTATCTATCATATTAATAAATATAAATACTTGTTTTTGTAACATATTGAACATAAAAAAAGGGGCTATTAAGCCCCCTTTAAACTAACTAAAAGATATATTATAGAAGTCCGCTAATAATAGTACTGTCTACTTGTGGGGCTGGTAGTTTCTCTTTACCTCCCATCTCAATAGTAAACCCGTTCATGTCTTCTACCATTATTCCAGACTGATATGCAGTAGTACCTGTCATTTGAAGTCCACCGTCTGCACCTAGCATATAGTACTCGCCAGCAAAGTTTTGAACTATTGCAATACCTGTTAATTTCGCTAGTGCTAAAACCTCTGCTATCTCAGTAGTAGTTCGCTTATGCATCTTTAATCTTAACAACTGCTCAAAAGCGATAGTACGGTTCTCAGTAGACCCTACGAAAGTCTCACCCCAGTCACTATCTTGATGCTGTACTTCGTACTGCTTGAATACAACCGAACTAGCTAAGGTAATAGACGTTACTAATCCAGCAGCATTTTTAGCATATGCAGAAACATCGTCAAACTCTACCAAGTAAACAGTCTTTACACCACCGCTAGATTTATTACAATCTATACTATATCCGTTTAAGGTTACACAACTCATATTAATTATTTTAAATAAGCAGAGGGAACTAACCCCCTGCTATTACTTTTTATCTTACTGTGCGTAGTATACTACGTGCTCTGGGAACGCAAATTGAACACCTATCTTAAACTCAATTTTAAGCTTATGGATGTCGTCATCCTCAGAGAACCATAGTTTAAATGATTCTTCCTCGTTCTCTAAATCTTGACCTACGTACATATTCTCTCTGTAAGAGATAACGATTCTGTTCTGACCGTTCAAACCGTTTACAACTACGATAGGAATGTTAGTGTAAAGAATCATACCGTCAATACCATCTTTAGGCTCTACCCATCTGTTGTTAAGGTCGAATACTTCTTTTTGGTATTGGTCAAACCAATCTCTACCCATGAAACATACTAAATCGTTTCTCTCTCTGATTGCTACTGGTACGTCTTTAGCTAATTGATAAAGTACAGTAATCTCGTTACCTGTAAATGCAGTACCACTAGATGAACGTACAGTAGTAGATGTGTCGTCAATCAACTTGTTAAACCCATCACATAAAGCTAAGTTACCTAACCCTGTGCTAGTATTTCCTTGCCAGATTAGCTTCTCAACCTCAAAGGCCATGTTAGCCATTAAGTCGTCTAGGAAAATCTGTGGTAAGTCTGTTTCATCATATGTAGAACCAGGAGTCAATAACTTCTGAGTGAATTTAGCCTCCAAAGACTTCATACAGTAGTTCTTGTTTACTTTGATTTTACATACTGAGATAGTACGTTGTGTGATAGTATCATCACCTGCTGCGTTAAAACCACAAGATCCGCCCGCTTGGAAAGTAACTGTGCTGTCTACTAAGTTAATAGTCTCTGCTGATTTGATACCAGTTTGGATAGTAACATACTCCATTGTTCTCGCACCTGCTACCGCCTTTGCGATTAATTCCGCTGGCTCTTCTGTATAGTTGCCTAAAGCGGAAACGTCAAAATTAAAATCTAACTTTTTCATTATTTTTTGTATTTTCTAAATGCTGCTTTGATTCCGTTCAAAGTGGCAACTTTGCCTACGCTAGTTTTTGGTGCTTGTGTTGGTTTGTCTGCGCTAAAATCCATAAGCACCTCGATAGCTTCTAGCACGTTGTTATTAAATTCTTTGTTTTCGTTTTTGTAAGCATTGAACTCAGATGCTAACTTTTCGTTTGCTTCTGTTAATTCTTTAATCTTACTTTCGTACTCTTCCTTTGCTTCTGCAAATTTGCGCTCTACTTCTGTGCGCTCTATTACAGTTTTAGGAGATGGTACTGCTGCTGGTGTTGGCGTTTCAGTCTCCATAACCTCTTCTGTCACTACTTCACCCTCTGGCATGATAACCTCCGTAATTAACCCGCCTACGGTTACGATAACTGTACCGTCTGCTAGTTCGTGACTTGCATCTTCTACGGGTACTATCTCGCCATCTGCTGCTACTGTTACGGCTGCCCCTACTTCAACTGCTGGCTCTATCATGATAGGTGTACCATCTGAAAGAGTAGCGTCAATGAATTTGCTAGTAGTTTCCTCTGTGGTTGGAGTTTCAACATCAGACATAGCAGAATTAAATGCTTCTTTGAACTCTCCACGCTTATCTGCTGGAACGTCTAAAAAGGCTTTCTTTAGTCTCTCTTTAAAACTCATATTATTAATAAAATTGATTTACTAATAAATATAAGTTTGTTATGTTGTAACAATTTTGTATATTTGAAGTGTTAAGGGAAGTGACAAAACCTTTAATGATGCATTACGGACGGGGATGGCGAAGTATAGTAACCTACCCCGTTTTTTTTTTATGCCTTAAACTCTGACTTAATGATACTTTTAATTTCCTTTAGTATCTTATCTTCTTTAGTCTCTTCTACTAAGACTTGGTCGAATAAGCCCTCTACACTGAATCCTTTTAACTCACCTGTCTTAACGTATTCATTCCAAAGTCTATCGTTGTCTATTTTCATTACACCATACCATGTACCCTCTGGGTTGTCAAATCCTTTAGGGTCCGTTATACCCATCTGTGAATCTGTTATAAAATCACTCACTAAGTAAACGTCTGACATCTTCATCTCAGGATCGTGCATTAAGTTCACGTTCCTTTCAAAGCCCGACCTATGATACTTATAGTTGATTTGTCTAATAGTGTCTTTAGAGAAATATACGTAGAAGTCACCACGCTCCTCTGAGTATCTGTATATCTTTAAGTCTGGAATCATTAAAGCCCCCATAACTAATCTGCGGTCTTTATCCGCTGTCTTGAATACCATCTTAGGTTTATCTTCATTGAACGCCATAAAGTTTTTCATAATTGCAGGTGTGTCAACTAATGCTATGTAATCTACACCACTTTCGTCATGGTCGTTAATTACTATCTCATATACTTCTACTTTTTCCATATTTATAAATATAATATTCTGTTATTGTAACTACTCTACTACTGTTGCTTGTGACTGTATTTGGCTAATGCTGTTTTGGGTACTTGTTATATCGCTTTCTACTACTACCACTTTATTAACCTCTCTGTCTGGTTGTCCGTTGCCTATTAGTGTACTACCATTCTGTACTGCGTTAATTGGTACTCCTGCACCTGCTACACCTCCACCAGCAGACGATGATAAGTTAGATACGTTAGGGCTTGGCCTTTTTAATAGTGCTGCTGCTTGTGCCATGTTTGCTAGTATAGTCGCTATACCGCTTGCAAACTGCGCTGCACCTGCACCACCTACTGTAACAGCGTTCAATGGATTTGAATTTGAAGCCGCTACTAATGCACTAATTGCTTTTGCTGTGTCTATTGCTATCTGTGCTAATGCAAATGCTTTCTGTATCTTTTCAGCTTTTTGACTATCCCTTATTGCTATTTTAGTTAAACTAGCTAAACCTGCTACTGTGCTTTCTGCTACACTTAGCTTAGCATCTCTAGTGTCTTTCTCTAACTGTATCTCTTTTAACTTCTGATCTGTGTTTGCTGCCTCCTCTTCATCTCTGTACTTTTTGTTTATTGCTGCTAGTTCTTCTTTCTGAGCTTTCTCAAGTTCCGCAGTATCTAACCCGTATTGTTTAGCAATTTCTATTAACCTAAAATACTTATCTTGTACCTGTGTTATTTCCCTTTCTTCATTACTAAGACTTTTTTGATACCTCTCTTCATCTAGTTGTTCTAGTTCATTCTCAAATGCTTGCTGTTGCTCTAGTTCTCTTTGCTTTCTTTCTTTTTCTCTTGCTAGTCTATCTTTTTCCTTTTGCTTTTCTTTCGCTTCTTTTTCCTTTTTATCTTCTTCGGCTTTTTTGTCTGCAGCTTCTTTTGCTTTCCTTGC